TTACGACCTAGTGGGTCATAGTTCAATACAGCTTTTATGATTGTATTATTGACCATCCACACTTCACATGGATATGACAGCTGGGGGTCATCAATCTCAGATTCGTCAATTCCCCAGTCAATTAGTAACTCACCGGGTACAGAATCCCATAACTGAATTGCAGCAACTAGCTCACCAGCTGCTTCGTCGTAATCTTTACCTTCAATGTCTTCAAACTCGCTATCATCTCTATATAGCCAGTCGAATCCCTGCATACCGAAGTCAGATAGGATCGAACGAATCGCGTCCTCGTCATACCCTTCAACACCGATCATGGCTTCAACGTCATCACGAGTTAAATGGTGTACTTCAATAACAGGCATATTCTGGACATCATCACCCCATGGCGCCCAGTAGAATTTATAAGGGTCTACACGCTCCCATTCATCACGTACTACTTGGGTTGGAACAAGAGCACCGCGTTGAGCGTAAGTTAAAGTCTTGCGTTTACGAGGCACTGGGCCTTTCATAATTGCGTATGGGTAAGTAGCTACGTCGTCAGTGAACTCGAAAAGAGCTTTGGTAAAACCGCCTTCTATCATTTGGTCTTCCATTTTCTTTTCCATTCGCTCGACACGTTGGTCAGCTTGGAATTTCATTTCGCGCATGGCTGTGTCTTTCATGCCACTAGCTAGCTCTTTAAGCTGCATCGGGTCAATAGCACCGCCGCCCTGAGCGTAATACTGTTGCAGATTAGTCTGCATGATTGTCTGCATTTTCGCAGTAATGTCTGGTGGAACATCCGGAATCGGAGTTGCCGCTAACGACCAAGGTTTATCTGAGCCGTTTCCTAAAAGCGTATCTCGAAGCCACGCTGTCGCAGTTCTACATTTGGAACTGACAATGCCCATAAAGATTTCCGAACCACCCTGCTCTTTAATCTCTGCAAGTTTCTCAGGTTCGTACTGCATGTTACGTGCGCGTGCAGCTTCGTATAATCTATCTTCAATCTCGTCCTGTTTGTGATCGCGCATCATCTCCCAACGCTTACGCGTGTGAGCCGCAAGACCTACAATTAACTCGGACTGTTGTTTTTGTTCGTTAGCTTTTTTAGCTTCTGCTTCTAAGTCAGATGCTCGTGCTACCGGTATTAACGCCGCGTTTCCTAAAGCCATTATGTCCAACCTCCAGCTGATACCTTAACGACTTCGCGTCTGTTACTAGCATCATTCATAAAACTTCCAAATACTTCTCCCCCGTCTGCATGCAAGCACATATACTGGAATGCGTCTGCTATGTCTGACCACGGATGAGACTTTTCAGGTTTCTCATCTTTAACACCTTTCGTGTTTATTTTATACCTATATTTACCTGCTAACGCCTGAATTAAAGAATTTGCAGAACTCGGGTCTATAGCCAGTCCATATTTTCCGTCAACAACACGGGTTAAATATTTGTCTACTGCGGTTAGTCTAGCAGCAATCGAGTTCGTTTTTGCAGGTTTTACTAAAAATCCCTCAGCTTTATATATGTCTGCAACTGTCCGCTCGTCGGTCTGCACACGCTGGAACGCCGCCGGATCAATGATAACTAACGTACTTCTACCTGGAAATTTGTTAGCTAAAAGAGGCTTAAGACGTTCTCTAACGAAGCGAAGAGCGCCCATCCCGTCACTAATAAGAGCATCGTAAACAACAAGTCGTCCGTCATACGCTACCTGTCCTATAACTGCAGCTGGGGTTAGACCAGCATCAACACCTATCAATATAGGCTGATCGCTAGCCATCGGTTTTATCTCGTGTTTGACTACGTGGTTACTTCTGTCAAATGACTTAAATACTGGCTGACCACTTAACGACTTACCAAACTGAGCGTGGATGTATACATCTATCCAGTCTTCACTTTTACCTTGAGCAAGGTTGTCATAGTAGTCATCTGGTAGAAACTGAGTCCAGTCCGCCTCTGGCGATAGTCCGCTCGGCTGTATAGTAACGTGCGTATTCTCTGGAGGTTCACTGAGCAAGTCCTCCCAAAATGTATCTTGGTCAGGTGGGTTAGTCATGCCCCACAAGTGGGCGTTAGATTTCCCGTCGTCATCAACACAACCTACACCGTTCATCATCTTGTCGGGGTAACGACCGAGACGACCCTGTGCCGCGTTGAAAATATCGGGGTGAATTTCTCTGAACTCGTCAAAAATAAAAAAGCTCGCCTGCAGCGACAACAGTCGCCTTACGTCGTTGGCGTCATCAAGACCACGGAATAGAACTTCACACTCTATATCCCCGATACTGATTACAAATTTATATTCCGTTTTTAGGAACGAACCCATGACACCATCAGGTATCCACTTCATGAAGTCAGGGATTGATGTATCACGTAATTGTTCGCGAGTATTACGCACCCAGATTGCACGGCTGCGTCTTTTACCATCTTTGCACGGCGCCATTTGGGACGCGTGGTGCAGGATTTTCATTATCCCAGCAGTGGTTTTAGTAGATCCAACAGGGCCAACGGCCAAAGCAATGAATTTATCAGAGTAGAAAAAATCATCTAAGGACTCGATGACCTCAAAATTGACTTCGTGTGTCTGTTGAACTTCACTCATCTAGTGCTGCTGACTTGCCTTCTATAACTAAACTGTCGTCGCCGTCTTTCTTACGTGTGATATTTATCACAACTTGCGGCCCGGTGCCTGCATCTTTTTTGGTATCTGGTTCTAATTTGCCCATTTTGTTGAGCATTTTTTGGAATTCTATGCGTGTAGCTGGGTTAATCGTTGGGTTTTGCATGTGGCGAAACAAATTATCTAGGTTCACCGCACCCATCAGGCGTGCCAATGTCTCCATGTTTTCAGGGTTCTCTTCTATCTGCTGCAGTTGGCCGCGAGATAGTATGGCCTGAGTGGCACTATTTACCTTATCTACGTTAGAGCTCATACGAGGTATTGTATACGAGTTATACAGGAAATGGAAAAATAAATAATAACCCTACAATTTGTAGGTGTATAGGAAAAAATAGGGGTTGCGATATACGTAATACATAAGCATGGGTGGGGGTGGGCACCCCCGTCGTCCCCTTCCCCCCTTTACAGTCTGTAATATCGCAGTTCTATATACGCCGTCCCTACTATGTAAGGAGTTAAACACTTACTTTATCTAACTAACGGAGTAAATTATGAATAAGCAAGATTTCAAAAATATCATCAAAGATGCAGTCGCAGGTCAGAAGGGTGCATTACAAATTAACCAAAGGTTGGCGGAGATGTATCGCAACGAGAAAGACCGCAAAGGTTTCATCGAATACCTAAAAGAGCAGGTCATCTCTAACCCGAATGTTAAGGCGGAAGTCCAAGCGGTGCAGAATAACCTTAACCAGTTGACCACTCAAAAGTTAATGCTTTGGGGTTCGACTACCCCGCCGAAGGAAGGTATCAAATCGCCTGAGTCAAAAGTCCGCCTAGTGAAAGCAACCGCGAAGATGTATGACAAGGGTCTGGTTTCACCTACCGACGCCCTCGCAGGAAACTATGTTTTCATCGAGCAGGCGAAAACCCCTACCGAGGTCAAGACCTTTGAGCAGGAAGTCCTCGCCCTACTCAAGAAACATGGCAAGTCCGCAAACGACCTAGTCCAATTTATCAAGTAATCGATTACCCCCTTAATTGGGGGTTTTCGTGTGTCTGGCATTTGACAATTTTTTTCGTGCCACGACTCATGGGTATATCAAACCACCAAAAAATATTACAGGCTGTAAAACTTATGACAAAACATTATATATGTAACTTATGTGGCAAAGACATTAACCACAAACGAGCAGAGATTGGCATGACTACATGTCATTCATGCGGTGAGCAACAAGCACGACAACGAAACCATTGTATCGTGCCAATGCACAAATCAAACTATGTAGTTATTACCAACCGTGAAGACCTTATACGGATAAATAACAAAAGCGGTTGACGACTCATAGGTATATGGAACCACTTTGTATTAAGACAACGAATAAGACAAAATCCAAAAAGTGTCTTTTTCCAAGAATGTAGTAATACCAAGGGTTTGAAGGGTGTAATAAGACAATAAGACAATAAGACATTAATAAATAATGAATAGAGAAGTTAGAAATATTATGTGTTGTGTAATGAAAAACAGAGCAACAATCCATCACACCCCACAAAAATGTCTTTTTGTCTTTTTACAACCTAATCATTTGATTTTTAACAACAAGACAACAAACCAATTTGTCTTTTTACAGACTGTAAAATGTCTTAATAGAGGAGAAACACTATGACACTTTTCGAT